ATCCCGCTGCGGTACACGATGCGGGTCCAGCTGCAGATTGAGGAAGAGCTGGGCATGGACTTCAGCGAGATCAACGACCGGCTGAAGGGAAAGAAAAACACCCGGGTTGTGATCGGCCTGATCCGGCTGATGGGCAACGCTGGACTGAAGAACGCCGGGCAGGCCGCGGATCTGACGGATGACTGGCTGATCGACCATATCAAACCGGGATTCACCACCACATACCGGATCGCCGCGATGGCCGCGGTGACGGCGGGATGGTTTATGGAAAACGAGCAGGACAAGTCCGACGAAACGAAGGACGACATCCTGGAAGAAATCAGAAAAAAAAACGGGAATACCGACTGAGCTACCGGAAGGTGGCCAGCTACGGCCTGATCGCCGGGCTGTCCTGGGATGACATGCAGGACATGCTGCCAGGTGAGGTCGTGGACTGCTTCCTCTACCGGCGCGAATATGATGACGCACATTTCGGCGTCAGGAGGGAGTGACGAACGTTGGCGGACATCAGCACAAAAATGAGCGTCAGCGGGCTGAGCCAGTATAAATCTGCAATGAGCCAGGCCGCACAGAGCGTGAAAACGCTGGACGCGCAGCTGAAGCAGAACGAAGCCCAGTACAAGGCAAGCGGCGACCGTGAAAAGTTCATGGCGGACCGGGCGAAGCTGCTGGAGGACAAGCTGAAGGCCCAGAAGGCGGCGGCGAAGAGCGCATCCGACGCGCTGAGGCAGATGAAGAGCCAGGGCGTGGACCCGATGAGCCAGGCCTACCAAAAGATGCAGCAGCAGCTGGCCCAGGCGGAAACCGGCGTGCTGGAGACCAGCGCGGCCCTGAACACCCTCGGACAGAGCGAGCAGGAAGCGGCGAAGGGCGCCGACCAGCTGACGGCGAGCGTCCAGGGGATCAGCAAAAAGATCAGCCTGGACCAGGTGATCACCGGCGTCAACAAGATCACGAGCGGGCTGGAAAACGCCGCGAAAAAGGCGGTTGAACTGGGAAAGGCGTTCGCCGAAATGATCATGGAGAGCGCGGCCCGGGGCGACAATATCGCCACGATGGCGTCCATCCTGGGCATGGACATCGGTGACTATCAGCGGTACCAGAAGGTATTTGACACGGTGGCGGACATCACCGTGCAGGACTGGCGGAGGGCACAGGACAAAGTACGGAAGGCAATAACAAGTCCGAGCCAGGACCAGATCAACGTATTTCGGCTGCTGGGCGTGACCACCGACACGCTACAGGACACCGGGAACGGTGTTTTGGAACCGGTCAAAAAAAACGTTGAAGATGTCCTTTGGGATGTGGGCATGGCGATCCGCCGGGACGTGAAGAGCGGGAAGCTCTCCATGCTGGAAGCGGACGATATGGCCAATGCGATTTTCGGCAAGAACTGGGCCAACCTGAATCCGCTGTTTGACAACTTCACGCGGGATACGTTCAAGGCAGCACTGAACGCGCAGAATGTCATGGACGATGAAAGCGTCAAGAAGCTGGGAGAACTGAATGACATGATCATCAAACTGAAGGGCGACTTTGAGAGCCTCCAGGACGAGATCATGGCGGGCATGGCTCCGGCGCTGACAAAAGCGGCGGAGGTCCTGGACGATCTGCTGGGCAAGCTGATGGACTACATGAAGACCGAACAGGGGCAGGCAATGCTGGACCGCCTCGGGGAAGCCGTGAGCGGACTGTTTGAGGACCTGGCCAACATTGACCCGGAGAGCGTGGTAAATAACTTCGTTTCCGTGTTCGACAAGCTGGTCAGTTCCTTCGAGTGGATTTCCAATAACTGGACCGACGTTGAGACGGGCCTGAAGGCAATCGTCGGCGTATGGGCTGCCGGGAAGGCGACCAGCGGAGCGCTGACAATCGTCCAGATGATCAACGGACTGAAGGGCCTGACGGGCGGCGGGGCCGGCGGTGCCGGAGAAATCGCACTGAGCCTGGGCGGGAAGCTGGCGTTCAACGGAATCGAAGGCACGCTGGGCACGAAGATCGGCAGCGCAATTGCCACCGCACTGACCAGCACGCCGATGACCGTTATGATCGCAGCCGCGTCCATCGGGGCACTGGCCCACGCAATCTACACGGTCGTTAACGAAGGCGATCCGCTGCAGAAATTTTTGGAAAGCAACGGAATGGAAGGCGAAAAGGCGGCGAAGGTCGCGGAAGACATGCGGAAGGGCTACAACCCGTTCGACACGGAGGCCAACGCACGCGTGACGCGGGGAATCAAGAGCTTCCTGCAGACCGGGAAATGGGAGGCTGAACCGATCCCGATTCCGGCGGAGGTTGAACCGGAAACCACGGCGGAAGACATCGCGAAAGATGTCGGGCCAGTGACGATCCCGGTGAACCTGCGGGTGAACATGGGCGGGGGCGCGTTTGCCGGCGGAGGCGGTGGCGGCGGACTCCAGGACTATTTCCGGGACACGCTGTTCGGTTCATTCCGGCCGGGCTTTGCCAACGGCCTGCCGTTTGTTCCGTGGGACGGGTACATCGCCATGCTGCATCGCGGTGAGCGCGTGCTGACGGAGAGGGAAAACCGGCAGTACACAATCACCAATAACACATACTTCGGCGGCGTAGCCCTGCACAACGGGCTGGAAGTGGAAGCGCTGACGGATTCCATCGCGGCGCGGAACGAAAAAGTCGCTTCCGGATACGGCGCGAATTAAGGGGGCGGAAAAATGGCGCTGCATTATCTGATCTGGAAAGGCACCAACAGCAGAACCAAATACATCCGCGTCCGGAACCGGATGCCGATCATCCAGCCGCAGGAACGGGTGAACCACATCACCATCCCGGGCCGGGAGGGTGAGCTGACGCAGGTGGAGGGCGAGCACATCTATGAGCCCTACATCCAGACGGCCCAGGTGACGGTGATCGGCGCGGAACACGTGCCAGAGGCGGAGGCCTGGCTGAGCGGGGACGGAGACGTCACCTTTGACAGCCAGCCGGCACTGAAGCAGGCGGCCCGGGTGATTAACGCGGTCACGTTTACGAAACTGAGCCGGAACCTGGACCTGTGGCAGGGGGACGTCCAGTTTTATTGCCAGCCGATCAAATACCCGGTGGAACAGGAAGACATCGAAGTGACCAGCAGCGGGACGGCACTGACGAACCCCGGAACGCTGCCGGCATTCCCGGTGATGGAGATCACGGGGAGCGGGATCGTGACGATCAGCATCGGCGGGAAGACGCTGATCATCCCGGAGTGCGTGAGCGGCTGGAAGGTGGACTGCCGGAACAAGTGGATCCTGAACGCGAACGGCGTGCCGCAGTTCAACGCCTGGCAGGGAGAATTCCCGCAGATTCCGACCGGGAACAGTTCGATATCCTTCACCGGATCTGTGACGAAGATCAAGATCACACCGAACTGGCGGACCAAATGACAAGGAAGTGAGAAACGCATGATCCAGCTGTACCCGAAGGGGCAGACGGACTTCAGCCGGGCCGGCATCAACCTGATGCCGGCCGAAAACGAAGTGGCCTGGCTGAACGGCGGCAGATACGATTTTGCCATGAACATCCCGCGGGAGATGGCGGAGAAAATCGCGTTTGACTATGGCCAGATCCTGAAGGTCTCCGTGCCGCCGCAGATCGTCGGGCCGATCAGCCTGGGAACGGTCAGCTACTACACCACCAACAAGAGCGCGAAACTGTACAGCCAGCTGCCGAAAAGCGTCAAGGTCAGCTATAACAACTGGCAGGCGCTCCGGTCATACATGGCCGGGGACAAGGTGACCTATGACGGCAAGAACTGGCGCTGCGTGACCGGGCACGGCGGCCTGAGCGTACCGCCGCCAAACGGCGGGCTGTGGACGCAGATCGCCGGCACCCGGATGGACGAGGGGAAGACGATCACCACCCTGCCGGCCGGAACTTCCGTCATGAAGACGAAGGACTTCAACGCGACCTACATGGAAGCGGCCACGCTGACCGGATACCAGGGCTATATCAAAATAGAAGACTGCGACGCGACCGGAAACAGCGAGGAGCGGATTATTCCGCAGATTGAGATCACGGAGCAGCTGTTCACGATCAAAAAGATCGACAAGGTGACGGACGCTCACAACATCCAGATCGAAGCCGAACATTACAGCTACATGCTGGGCCGGACGATGCTGGGCGAGTGCAATGTGGTGGGCGTGAACCCGGCGACGGCGCTGCTGTTCATCCGGGGCGCGATGAAGGAAGACTACCCGGGGAACCTGTACTGCGGGGTGAACGAGGGCACCATTGACGCGGACTGGAGCTGGAAGAACGCGCAGAACGCGATCCTGGACCCGTCAAGCGGACTGCTGAAGGTATCCGGAACGCAGGTGATCCGGGATAACCTGGACGTGTACGTCGTTCCGGCGGCGGAGGAAACCCCGGCCTATGAAGTGGCCTACGGCCGGAACATGAAGACGGTGCACTGGACCGGGGATGTCGGGAACATCGTGACGCGGGTGTATCCGCTGGCCCAGCGGGAGGACGGCACGCGGCTGACGCTGCCGGAGGAATACATTGACACCGATCTGACGGTTCCATACTGCCGGCCGGTCACCCTGGACACGAAGCTGAAGATCGGCCAGAAGGTGACCAACAGCGACGGCACCGAGGTGGAACTGACCGAGAGCGAAGTATACACCCGGATGCGCCAGGCCGCGCAGGATCTGTTCGACATCGATCACGCGGACCAGGCGGAGGTTACCCTGGAGCTGGACTTCGTGCACATGCCGGACACGGAGGAATATAAACAGTACCGGAACATGCGGAACGTGGCCCCAATGGAATGGGTCCGCGTGCTGGACGGCCCGATGGGCATCAGCACGGTGATCCAGATGACGGGGTACACCTGGGACGCGATCCGGCTGGAATACAAAAGAACCCAGTACGGCGACAAGAAGCAGAAGGCCAGCATCGCCGGCTACGACATCAAAAGCGGGGCGGTGAATAACCGGGCCCTGGCGGCGGGTGCCGTCGGCAGTGAAAACATCCAGGCAGGAGCAATTACCGCCCGGGAGATCGAGGCCGGGAGCATCACCGCGGAGGAGATCGCCAGCAAGATCATCACGGCGGAGCTGATCGCGGCGGGAGCGGTGACGGCGGACGAAATCGCAGCGCAGGCCATCACCACCGACAAACTGGCGGCGAACGCCGTCACAGCCGGGAAGATCGCAGCCGGCGCGGTGGAGACCGCAGCACTGGCGGCCGGTGCCATTACAACGGACAAGCTGGACGCGGGAGCGGTAACGGCGGCAAAGATCGCGGCAGGAACCATAACGGCGGACCGGCTGGACGCCGAAACGGTCGGCGCGGAGATCGCACGGATCGCGAACGCACAGATCGAAAGCGCGGACATCAGCTTCGCGCAGATCAAGGCACTGACGGCGGAAAGCCTGATCGCCAGGGACGCGGTGACGGACCGGTATTTCATCGCCAAGCTGGCAGTGGAAAACGCACAGATGGTACACGCGACCGTCGGCGACCTGGTGATCAAGGCCGCGGACAACAACTACTACAAACTGGTGATTGACTCGCTGGGCCAGCTGACACCGGAACAGGTGACGCTGACGCAGGAAGAAATCACCGCGGGCGCGACCAGCGACGGAAAAGGTGCGATCATTGAGACGGACCTGACCGTGGCGGAACTGAGCGCCTCCAACATGAAGGGCATCAACGCCCTGATTGACAAGATCACGGCGCAGCGGATTGACGTGCAGGAACTGTTCGCCCGGAGCGCAGTGATCAACGCGCTGAACACGGCGGACATCAGCAACAACCAGAGCATCCTGCTGCACATCAACCAGAAAAGCGCGAACTATGTCCAGTGGGAAGACCCGAACGACGGCACCAACGAGCTGCATGTCGGCGACATC